TCCTCGATGACGTAGTCAATTTTCATCGACTCGTAGTTTTCGACGCGGTCACGCTTGGCGTTCTCTTCGATATGGCGGCGGTGACTCTCATCCATGATGTAAATCGACAGATTCTCGAGCGTGGTGACCATAATCGCGTTGGCCGGGAAGAACGGCACGCGGACGGCGGGAAGGTTGCCGATGCGCTTCTGGCTGACAATCACGTCGGCGGCCATCGCCTCGGTGTTCGGCTGTTCTTGGTTAACCAGCGGGAAGTATTTGTCGGCCAGCAGCTTACGGCCGCAAATCACCACGAGGTCTGGGGATTCCTGATGCCATGGCGCAATCAGGTTGTTGGTCGCGTCCATGACCACGGCGTCGAGGTTGGCGTAATCGCCCCCCTTGCCGATGCGGATGATCGGGGAAATCACCGCACCGTCTTCGCCGGTGATGTTGCTCATCACGCGTGCCGGGGCTTCGTTGCGGTATTTCTGCAACCAGCCCACCGCCACATCCTGCAACATCGGGTTTTTGGCCCGGTCAGACGTGGCGGCGCGGCTGATGCCGTTGAACCCGGCCATGATGAAATCCAGCGCCTGACGCTTGGCGATGGCGTTGCGGATGCGCAACTGGAAGTCCTGATAACGCGCCCATAAATCGAGCTGGCTATAGCGCATATGGAAATCAAAGTTCACCTGCTGGCACTCGTACTTATTGGACTCCAGCGAGGTGAAATCAGCGGTCTGACGTTCTTTGCCACCGTCGGTGTCGGTGGTGCTGGCAATCGAGCCATTGACGCCCACGCCGACCTTCTCGCCTTTCAACTCGGCAACCGGCGTCATGTTGATACGGGTCAGGAACTCGGAAGACTCCTGCACGACGTTCATCAACGACTGCGTCACCGACGGCTCTACGCTGAATTTTTTGCCGACGTCGCCGACGTCCGTGATGCCGTTCAGCTTGGCCACCTGTTGCAGATAGGCGTTAAATTTAAAGCGGGTCGTTTTTTTCATTGAATTGTCCTGATTCGATAAATTCGGGTCGTCTCTCAGCGGCGCGCCGTGCGCCCCGCCCTGACTGTTCTCAGCAGTTGGTCAACAGGCTGTCTTCACCATTGCCGCCGGGCGCTTTCGGGCGGCGCTGCTGGTTCAGGTTTTCGGTGGTATCGAGCGCGGCCTGAAGCCCGGAAAGCGCTTCCTGACCGGTGGCCACCTCACCTTTCAGCCCCGCGATTTCCTGCTCAAGCTGCGCAAAACGCTGCTCGGCGCTGTCGCCGTTGGTTTGAACCTGCTCGGCGACGGCGGTGACTGCGTCATGCACATCACTGAAGCGCGCGTCGTCGCTGGCCTGTTTGCGGCTGAACATGCCCTTCACGCGCTCGGTCAGATTGGTCAGCAGGCTGTCAGGCTGTTCCTCAAACTCGAGCAGCACCTCAGTCGCCACCGAGAACAGATCGCCCGGCTCGGCTTTTTTACCTGCCAGCGGGTTAGTTTTGGCGCGGGAGCAGAATTCGAGGTATTCGGTGCCGAGGCTGGCCGGGTCGTCAGTAACCGCCAGACCGATGAGGTAGCATTTGCCGGTGTTGGCAAAGTTCGGACGGATTTCCATGGAGGTGTAAACTTTCTGGCTCGCCTTGACCATGGAGACCAGCTCGTCAGTCGGGGTCATTTTGGCGAACAGCGCCCATTTGCCGTTAAGGATGGAGTCGTCATTAATCTTCTCGGCTTTCAGCTCGACCACGTCGCCGAGACGCTTAAAATCGCCGTTGGGAAACAGTCCCTTGATGTGCTCCAGATTGATGCGGCAGCCGTAGACGCGCGGGTCGAAGATTTCCGACATCTCCTGAATGTCGTTGCCGTCAATCACGCGGCCGTCGCAGGTGTCGCCCTCGACGCCGATGCGGAACCATTTCGATACTTTCTTTGCCATGTGCCATTGTCCTGAGTGGTTAAGGTCGGGGCTAGTTTCCCGACTGACCACCCTCGCGGCCAGCGACTGCCGACGGACTATCCCTCAGACAACAGCACCTTAGCGCACGCCCGGCGTGGCTTGCGTAGCCTTGCCCTCGTCATGCAAATGAGGGCATACCATGCAAATCCAGACAGATACATCCTTACTCAGCGACCCACGCAGGCAGGCCGCCTTGCTGTACTGGCAAGGCTTCTCCGTGAAGCAAATCGCCGAAATGCTGAAGCAAAAAGCCCCCACGGTGCAGAGCTGGAAGCAGCGGGAAAAATGGGACGATATCGCGCCGATTTCCCGCGTTGAATCCAGCATTGAAGCGCGAATGGTGCAGCTCGTTCTCAAGACAAAAAAAGAGGGCAGCGACTACAAAGAAATTGACCTGCTGGGCCGCCAGATTGAGCGCCTCGCGCGCGTCAGCCGTTACATGAACTCAGGCAACGAAGCCGACCTCAATCCCAACGTCGCCAACCGCAACAAAGGCGAACGTAAAAAGCCGACAAAGAACTATTTCAGCGAGGAAGCTATTGCGAAGCTGGAGGAGATTTTTTATGACGAGTCTTTCGAATATCAACTCGGCTGGCACAAGGCCGGGCTTGAGCACCGTATTCGCGACATCCTCAAATCGCGCCAGATTGGGGCCACGTTTTATTTTTCCCGCGAGTCACTGCTGCACGCGCTGAAAACCGGCCACAACCAGATTTTTCTTTCCGCGAGCAAAACGCAGGCGTATGTCTTCCGCGAGTACATCATTCAGTTTGCCCGGCGGGTTGACGTTGAGCTGACCGGCGACCCGATTGTGCTCGGCAACAACGGCGCGAAGCTGATTTTTCTCGGCACCAACTCCAACACCGCGCAAAGCCATAACGGCGACCTGCTGGTCGATGAGATTTTCTGGATCCCCAACTTCCAGAAACTGCGCAAAGTCGCTTCCGGCATGGCCTCGCAAAAGCACCTCCGGTCGACCTACTTTTCTACCCCGTCAACGCTGGGGCATGGCGCGTTTCCTTTCTGGTCCGGCGAGTTGTTTAACAAGGGCCGCAAAAACGCCAGCGAACACGTCGAGATCGATATCAGCCACAGCGCGTTAGCGGCCGGGAAGCTGTGCGATGACGGCCAGTGGCGGCAAATCGTTACCATTGAGGACGCCCTGCGCGGCGGCTGTAACCTGTTTGACCTCGACGTGCTGAAGCGGGAGAACAGCGCCGAAGACTTCCGCAACCTGTTTATGTGCGAATTTGTCGACGACAGCGCGTCAGTATTCCCCTTTGAGGAGTTGCAGGGCTGCATGGTCGACAGTCTGGTCGAGTGGACGGACGTTAACCCCTATGCAAGCCAACCTTTCGGTGACCGGCCGGTGTGGGTCGGCTATGACCCGGCGCACTCCGGCGACAGCGCCGGTTGCGTGGTGCTGGCCCCGCCGATGGTCACCGGCGGCAAATTCCGCATACTGGAACGCCACCAGTGGAAAGGCATGGATTTCGCCACGCAGGCCGAATCCATCCGCAGGCTGACCGAAAAATACAACGTGGAATACATCGGTATCGACGCCACCGGCATCGGGCAAGGCGTTTTCCAACTGGTGCGCGCGTTCTACCCGGCCGCCCGCGAAATCCGCTACAGCGCCGAGGTCAAGACCGCCATGGTACTGAAGGCGAAAGACACCATCGGCAGCGGCAGGCTCGAGTACGACACAGCGTATACCGACATCACCAAATCGTTTATGGCCATCCGCAAAACCATGACCGCCAGCGGCAGGAGCATGACCTACGAAGCGAGCCGCAGCGAGGAGGCCAGTCACGCCGATGTCGCGTGGGCCACCATGCACGCCCTGCTGAATGAACCGCTGACCGCCGCCAACGGCCAACCGTCTAAATCCATTCTGGACTTCAACCGATGAGCAAACGCAATCGCCGCAAGGCAAAAGGAAATCTGGCCGCCACCGAGCCGGACCAGAAAATGCAGGCGTTCACCTTTGGTGAGCCGTCGGCCGTTTTGGATCGCCGCGACATTCTGGATTACACGGAATGTGTCGGTAATGGTAAATGGATTGAGCCGCCCATCAGCTTTTCCGGGCTGGCAAAAAGCCTGCGCGCCGCTGTTCACCACAGCTCGCCCATCTACGTGAAACGCAATATTTTGGCGAGCACCTACATCCCGCACCCGCTGCTGTCACAGCAGGATTTCAGCCGGTTTGTGCTGGATTATCTGGTGTTCGGCAACGCCTTTTTAGAAAAGCGTTTCAGCGTGACCGGCAAGCTGTTGAAGCTGGAGACCTCCCCGGCCAAATACACCCGGCGCGGCGTTGACCCGAGCGTTTACTGGTTCGTGCAATCGTTCGCTGAGCCGCATCCGTTCGCGCCCGACAGCGTTTTTCACCTGCTGGAGCCGGATATCAATCAAGAGCTGTATGGGATGCCGGAATATCTGTCGGCGCTCAACTCCGCGTGGCTGAACGAGTCCGCCACGCTGTTCCGCCGCAAGTATTACCAGAACGGCGCGCACGCGGGCTACATCATGTATGTGACCGACGCCGCGCAGAACAATACCGATGTTGAGGCGTTGCGCGAAGCGATGAGCGACTCTAAAGGCATGGGGAACTTTAAAAACCTGTTCTTCTACGCGCCGAACGGGAAGCCCGACGGTATCAAGATTGTGCCGCTCAGCGAAGTGGCAACGAAGGATGATTTCTTCAACATCAAAAAGGTCAGCGCCGCCGACCTGCTGGACGCCCACCGCATCCCCTACCAGCTGATGGGCGGCAAGCCGGAGAACGTCGGGTCAGTAGGTGACGTGGAAAAGGCCGCAAAGGTGTTTGTCCGCAATGAGCTGACACCGCTCCAGCAGCGCATCAAAGAAGTGAACGACTGGGTCGGCGTCGAGGTCATCCGGTTTAAAAAGTACAGCCTCGACAACGACGACGAATGATAAACCGGCCGCCAGATTGGCGGCCTTTTCATACCTGCCACCAAACGCCCTCTCACGTCCACCACAGCCCGCTTGATCGTACATGCCCGCGAATCAAACCAGCGCAACAGAACGCCTCCACGACGCGCTGACGCCGTGCATTCTGATAATTAAATACGTGCCTGCGCGCAATGCTATCCCCGCCACGCCTGCCCGCTTGATGTGTCGGTTTTAATGCAGTTGTCTGACCCGGCGAAAGCCGCGTCAGCATTGGCGCTGCGGGGATAACTCAACGGTAAATAATTCATGCGTTTTGATGCCCCTACATGCAGTCATCTAATCTTAAATCAGAACACAATAAGGGACATTAAAAATCGCCATTATTATTATCAATGAAAACATAATAAAGCGCTCTAAGTACGATAACTCAAGTGCAAAATCATTACTCTTTTACTAATCTCAGGTTAGAAAGAAATAGCAGCCATCTAACAAGTCAGTTTATCTAACCACCAAAATAAATTCTATCTTGAGACCATCGCATGGTAGCAAAAGAATATAATTGGCTATTTTTTATTCGGTTTGTATAGATACATCACTTAAATCCAGCCCCTCTCTGTTAAGCAACTCCCAAATATCATTAAAGAAAAAATGATCTATCGTTTTTATGCTTTGAGAAAGCAATTCATCTGTCAACATATTAGGCCTAATATCACAATAATATACTCCATCCAATGGATTGAGTTTAAATGTGTAGGCTTTAAAATGCCCAGGTAAAAATGTTGAACTAATACCATATTTATTTTCTAGCCTGGTATTCTTTCTTTGCACATCGTTTAAAAAAATAGCAATATGTGGCGTATTTGTTTCAGTCAGTCTATTGTATAGAAACTTATCAACAAAAACCTTATCAATTCTGTCTTTACTAGATGTCTTAACAGAGCCTATTACTCTTAACTCATCATTGTTGCTTATCATCAAATCATGCTGATAACTTGATGTAAATAATGTATTTCCCGCATTGTCTTTTACAGGAACCTTGATTGTTCCGCCGACACAATCAATCCCCAAAGAGTTAATCAAGACTTTAATGAATCTTTCAAACCTTTCGCCATTTATTTTTCTAGCTTGATTTGCTTTTCCCGCAGGCAAAGCATCCAATGCAGCGCCAATTGACTGTTGAATTGTATAAATAGTTCTAGTCAGTTCCGTACGATGAGCATCCGAAGGCAACTCCCTATCCTGTATTTTTTGCAGAATAGTAGGGAATGTATTCATTACGAAGGAAAATTCCTCGGCATTATACATTAGGCGAGAATTAATGGGGCGGCTAATATTAAATGAACCATCCTCACGATACTGAAGAAACTCGTAGTGATTTTCATTCTGGGATATAATCCTAGCCTGCAAGTTAGAGTCAATGTACTCAAGAAATCTAATCGTGTACTCTAAAAATGACTGCACGGATAAAAAATTATCTTTATCAATAGTGTGCTCAATCAATGCATTAATATTCATCGAATAGATTCCCTTCGCTCTGCAACTTTACGGTCATATGCGATCCACTCTTCCTTCGTCATTCTTTTTACTTTAGAAAGACGCTCTATGGCCCATTGATTGTACTGTTCACTTAAATCACAAGCCATCCATTTTCTATTTAATTGTTCCGCAACTACCGCTGTAGTTCCTGACCCAGAAAATGGATCTATAACTAAGTCTCCCTCATTAGAAGACGCAAGTACAAATTTTCTTATTAATTCCTCTGGCTTCTGTGTTGGATGAGGTGTCTTTTCCCCCATACCATTACATGTAGTAGGAATATCGATGACATCTTTTGGCTTTGCTCCTTTCGGATGAGGAATCCAGTTATCTCTTTTTTTAGTGTCACCTTTGCCATAAGCACTTGAATCTGCTTGTGGATGCGATGGATACCTAAGAGTATGTGCCCCATACGGAACTCGTACGTCATCAATATTTATTTTTGATGCTTTAGTCTTTCTAAAGTGGATAATACTTTCGTGTGAACGCCCCCAATCACCACCCAAATTAGCTTTATTTTTATAATGCCAAATCAACCATTTAGTGTGTTTAAAAAATCGTGAGGCCGGGTGTTTTAGATCAGCCAAAATCTCAGAAAAGCCACACACATACATTGAGCCAGTAGGCTTCAAAACTCTGGATGCTTCAGAAATCCACTCCAGTGACCATTCTATGTATTTTTCTTGACTTTCGAAGTTATCCCAGTCTGCCTTTTTGATGTTATAGGGAGGGTCTGCGAAAACCAGATCAACAGTCTCATCTTTAAGTGATTTCAACCAGCTAATTGAATTACCTTGGTACAGCTCACCATTTGGATGCTTGAACTGTAATTGAAACCCTTCTGACACCGGTGAAAAATCAGCCTCAACAGAAGATGACCTTGTGTGCTCGCTTGTGCATTCGGTAAGAAAAGTATCGAATGCTAGTTGCTCTGTTTCAGCACGCTTGTTTTTGATTTCCATCATATCTCCGCCATACAAGAACCAACCAAAACCAAAGATTGGTCGGCGTATTGTATAGAACCCATCGGAAGAAGGTAAGGTCCAAAATGTTTCGAGGGTATTTTAACTTTCAAAATCATGATATCCCGCCCCCTGAGTTACTGCTCCCCGGCCACTCATCGAAAGCAGGATATGAGTGCAGTATGCCGTTATAGCTAATCTTACCGCCACGAACCAACACTCTAAGTTCCCAATATTCGGCAGCGATACCCTCGTGCGCTAGCTCAAACCGGATTTTAGGAATACGTTCCCGTTCCGCCGACGTTAGGCGGGCTGATGGGGCGTCTATTCGTGATTTATTGCGATTTTTTTGACCGCTGACCTTTGGTGATTGCTCCCTCGCGGCGTCCTTGAGTACCTTGACGACGTCTGCGTCGTCCCAGCTAACATCCCCGCTCTCAATCAAATTCATCACCGCCGTGACATACTCAGGCGTTGCTACCTGCATATCTGGATCAGGTTCTCGCTTAACCTCCCCACAGTTATTGACAGGACTCCGAGGCGCGCCAGAGGCGCTTTTTAAAGTCAAAGGATCAACGTCAAGGTCAACGGCCTTGCGGACAATACGCCATTCTGTTGTCCGGGTTTCGTGGATATGACCCGCGCCAAGGTGCGGCGCAAAAATGCCGACAACCTTTTGCACCTCTTCGTCATAAGCGTTCAGCTCATCGGCCACCTTGCGCGCAACTCGAACGGTCTGCACGTCGCGCGGGACATTTGCGCCCCCCTGTCCAGCCATATAGGCGGCAAAATTTCCAGCGCTGGCAGCCGCGCGTACAGCCTCGACACGCTCGTCAAAAGTTTCAGCAAGGCTGATGTGGCGGAGGCAGGCGGCCCGGCA